TATTCTCTTTCACTGATAAGGGTACTGCAAACATGTTTGATATTAGATATCAGATGCGTTTGAATGACTTGTATGATTTTACATCTACACAGTTCTATCATTACTATATGATACAGCAGCACTTAGGATCAATTGATTTCTTACTAGAAGGTTTAAAACCTACTCGTTATGTTGCTACTCAGGATAGATTATATCTCGACATGGATTGGACAACTGATGTCCTACTTGATAGCTATATTGTTATCAAAGCATGGAGAGCATTAGATCCTCTAACATGGACAGAGATCTATGACTGTATGTGGGTTAAGGATTATGTCTCTGCTAAGATTAAGAAGCAGTGGGGTACTAACATGACCAAATTCCAAAACGTTCAGATGCCAGGTGGTGTCACGTTAAATGGAGAGATGATATACAATGATGCAGTTCAAGAGATTAAAGATCTTGAAGAGCAACTACGTACAGAATGGGAAACTCCACCACTAGACATGATAGGATAGTATGGCTACCAACACTTATTTCACTCAGGGATCTACAGGTGAGCAAGACTTACAACAGAGTCTTGTCAATGAGCAGATTAAGATGTTCGGTAAGGATGTATACTACATCCCTAGGACTTTAGTAAAGGAAGATACTGTCTTCGGTGAAGACACAATGTCAAAGTTTGAAGGTGCATATTTAATAGAAGCTTATATAGAAGACAACACAGGGTTTAGAGGTGATGGTGACATGTTCACCAAGTTTGGTGTACAGATAGCAGATCAATGTACCTTTGTCATATCACGCACAAGGTTCACTGCTGCTGTAGACGACAATGCAACACTTATTATAGAGGGTAGACCAAATGAAGGCGATCTCGTATACTTCCCAATGGCAGATAAGATCTTTGAGATCCAGTTTGTCGAGTATGAAGTACCATTTTTCACGTTGGGTAAACAGTATACTTGGGGACTCAGATGTGAGCTCTTCCAGTACAGTGACGAAGACTTCGAGACAGGAATCACTGCGGTTGATGCAGTTGAGGTCAACTATGCCAATGCAATAAGTCTCAACGTTGCTGAAGGTGGTAGTGGAGACTTTGTTGCTGAGGAGATTGTTACAGGTGGTAACTCTAATGTAACTGCTACAGTTAAGTCTTGGAATAGTGCCACACGTCAGTTGGTGGTATATAATAGATCTGGTATCTTTAGTATACCTGAAACTATTACAGGAGACACATCTAGTGCTGCCTGGACAAGTGCTACATATAACACACTAAATAATCAAAACTCAGACTCTGAGGCTAACTGGCAGATTGAAACTCAGGCTGATAATATCATTGACTTTACTGAAGGTAACCCCTTTGGTGAGTTTGGAAATAAAGGAAGTAGTATCTAATGTTAGGAACCTATTCATATCACGAAATTATCAAGAAGACAGTAGTCGGATTTGGTACGTTGTTCAATAATATTGAATTGCGTCGTGTGACATCGGGAAAGACTGAAGTCATGAAGGTGCCTCTGGCATATGGTCCTCGTCAGAAGTTTTTACAACGTCTGAATACAGTAGGTCTAAACAAGACTCAGACTCAGATCACTCTTCCTAGGATGTCCTTTGAGATACAAGGATTTAATTATGATGCCACTAGGAAAGTATCTCCTACTCAATACATTCGGAATACACAAGCCGATGGTAAGGAGTTTAAATCTTTCATGCCAGTACCATATAATTTGAATTTTGAATTGGCAATCATGGCAAAGAATCAAGACGATGGTCTTCAGATTCTTGAGCAAGTGTTACCTTTCTTCCAACCAAGTTTCAATATTACTTTGAACCTTGTACCCACAATGGATGAAAAGAGAGACTACCCTGTTACATTAACTTCCATTGACTATGAAGATGTGTATGAGGGTGATTATGATACACGTAGGACGTTAGTCTATACGTTACAATTTGTTGCCAAGACTTACCTATACGGACCTGTCCAAGACAAGTCTGGTGAGGTTATTAAGAAGGCAATTGTCGATTACAGTACCAACTCAGCAGATGCACCAACTGCACCGAGAGAGGTCAGGTACTCAGTAGAAGTTGATCCTATCACTGCTGACGCAGATGATAATTTCGGATTCAATGAATTGACAAGTGAGTTTGTGGACTCCAAATCATGGAACCCAGTGACAGGACAAGATGAATAATTTTGATGGGATCGAAGAAGCTTTGGACGTGGACACATCTATCATCCCTAAGAAGGAGTCTAAGATGGAAATTGTACCAGCGTCAACGTCGCAACAACTTAAAAAAGATTATGAGTACACAAGGGGGAATCTCTATTCCCTTATTGAAAAAGGCCAGGAAGCGGTGGACGGTATCCTCGAAGTGGCTCAGGCTGGTGATCAACCAAGGGCGTATGAAGTAGCAGGACAACTCATTAAACATGTAGGAGATGTCGCTGATAAATTAGTTGATCTTCAAAAGAAGGTTAACGATATTGAGAATCCTAATAAATCTCAACAACAACCAGTCACTAACAACACCATGTTTGTTGGTAGTACAGCAGAACTTGCTAAATTTCTAAAACAAAAGCAAGATAAATAATCTAGTAAAGGATTTTAAAAATGTCGGTATTAAACGTATTAGATACGCAAACAGTAAGTGGTTCTGGAACCGCATACCTAACAGTTAAGTCTGGAGTAGTGCGTGTCCTAGCAACTTCAGCGTCATCTATACAGGTTGATGCTGGTCCTGCCATAACTTTGGCAGCAGGAGTCCCTGAGTTAATCTCTATTGGTAAAGCTAAGACTGCAACAATAGAAGCAGCAACTGATGCTAACCCTACAGTACTTACCATCACAGGTGGTGTTGGACAGAGACATAACTTCGCAGCAAATGATTACATTTCTACTGCCAATGGTGGTGACACTGCATTCGTTGCAGCGTTTGTATCTGCTGCAAGTGATGGAAAGAAAGTAGCATCTATAACTGATTCTACTATCACCACTGATGTAAATGCATCTGGTGCATCTGCTGATTATGCATTAGCAACCGCTAAGGTTGAAGCTGGTACAAGACCTGTAGTGCAACGTGCAGTTAAATTAACTGCTGGTAGTGCTGATGTGATTGTAGAGCAAGTCCAAGTTGTTGGAGGTTAACATGGCATGCTGTCCTAAATGCGGTGCAGAAGACTGCAAAAAACATAAACAGAAGGACATAGAGGAAGCTAAGGTTGACTCTGGTAAGTCTCCTGAAGAGAAGGAGAAGGTAAGAAACGTCCGTAAGTTTGGTGTAAGTCACAACGTTGCTGGTCATGGTAAACTAAGGAGAGCACTCCATAGATCTGATCGTGGCGATAAGAAGAAGAAAGGTGACAAGTCTCAGTACGTTGAGACTGAATCAGTAAACCTTGGAGAAGAAGGTTACGATAGGATGCGAGATGACCGTCTCGTAAAGTATGGTATAGGACATGATGGTTCTGACCGTAAGTCAACCCCTAGTAGATCTAGTGGTAAACAACCTAAAGGTAAGACTGTCTTACAAAAAGAGACAGAGAAAAAGTATGGCAAGGGCAAATCTGCACTTGATATTGTAAAAGCAAAGATCACCGCTAAACATGGTAAGGGAGCTATTATGAAAAATGAAGAAGTAATCTCAGAGATCTCTGCTGATACTCTTAGTGCAGCATCTAGAGCTGCTGATAAAGACCGTGGTAAGAAAGCGGTTGCTGGAGACAAGGCAGGTGCTGCTAAGAGAGTTAAGCAAGCATCTAAATTCTATAAGGCTGCTGCATCTAAACGTAAGGAAGAAGCAAAGGAAGAGTACACAGTCACCAATGCTGATAAGAAAGGTAACACACCTGCATATCAGGCATACAAAGCAGGTAAGAAGAATGCCAAGACAGGCAAACCTCTATACAAGGCTGCTGACCACATGAAGGAAGAAGGTCTGAAGTCATTTAAAGAATTCGTTGCAGAAGGTAACCCTACCACTCGCATGATGAATAAGTCTAAGACACAACAGACTGGTAACATTAGTGCTGACAGGGGTACAGACGCAAAAAAGAATAAAGAGTCCCGTAAGGGGCTCGAAAAAGACCTAAAGAAGAAAGGAATCGGCTACAAAAAGGGAGTCGGTGAGTATAAGTATGACTCAGGTGAGAAGGGACGTGAAGTTTCCTATCAAACAACCCCTGCAAAGGGTATGAGTAAGAGACGTTTTGGTAAGACAATGCGTCGTCTAGGTAGAAAGCATGGTCAAGAAAGTGTTATAACTAAAGATAAGGGCAAGCCAGCAAGATTGCATGATACTGAGTCTAAGAAACCAGGTAAATCAATCAATGTAGGTAAGACCAAAGCAGGTAAACACCCAGACGGATCAGGTGAAACTTCTGGTACTAAGGTACGTAGTCAGAAGTTAGCTAAGAAGACAAACAAACCAAGTTACCATTATGGCTAGTCCAGGATTTACACGGAAAGTATGTATCTTCTGTGGTTTAAAAGCACCACAGGGACACAAGCGTCCGTTCGACTATATTGAGAAACATGAAGCTCTTTGCCCAAAGAACCCTAAATTAAGTGAGTAAACATTATGGCTATACACATGAGAGAACAATTAATCAGAGCAGTCCTAGCACATGCTCAAGGTGAAATTGAAAAGCATAAGGTTAACGTAAACGTATACCTAGAGAACCCCGTTGGTATCGGGGAGCATTCTGATATAACAGAAGCTATTGGAGTTGAGTTAGACAAGATTGCAAGGTACCATGATCAAGTAGAAGTTATCAACAAGTACTTCAGAGCACCATCGCAGAATATCAACGGTTGACATCAGACAAGAAGGCAGCGAAAAGGATTATTAAACAAGCAAAGAAACATCCTGAATGGTATTCAGAGCAGGATGTTTATTATGCTAAGATGATCAGGAAACGCATAAAAAAGGCAGAGAAAAACGAGAAAAAAGTATAAATACTTACACATTGGGATTGAAAT